TCTAATTAATCAACCACGTATTTAATGGTTAGCTCGATTGTGCCAGTGCCAGCAGCACCGCCCATCGTTACCGTTACAGCCACACCATTACCGTCAGTGTCTGTCTCTGTGCCTGAGCCTAGAGCCAAAGTAGCAAGAATATCTACTTTTTGTGCAGATGTTGACGCAGCCGCTGCTTTAAAAGCTGCCGCTGATGCACTAACCGCTGTACCAGCTGCATTTGTGTGTGCTGCTGTTCCAACGCTTAATGTTGTAGATGAACCCAAAGCATCATGTGCTAGTGATCCTTCTAACAATCTTGCGCCATCTGGCAAGATAAACATCTCAATCACATCACCTGATGCAAGTGAAGATGCCTCATAGACACCGTGAGCGACACGGATACGACCGCCTAGCTCATTAGCTTTATTCATTGCTACTGGTGTTGCTCGATTGTTAGTGCGTTGTGTCGAATAAACTGTTGCCATTTCTCAATCTCCTTATGATTCAGTGCAAGCAATTTCGACTACCTTTACCTCTTCCATTCGGGTTGCCCCAAGGGTCTGGCAGTAGTAAACTTGCGTTGCGTAGGATTTGTCAGCACGTTCATCGATCTTAGCCATAGGCTCTTTGCCCATTGCCATTTTCACACCATCTTGAGCAAAACAAATAACCTGGCGGTTACCGTTGCTGTCAGTAGTCAAGCGATTGCTTGTGATAAAATTAAATCCCATAAATGAATTTATCTCACCTTGAGCCAAAGCTTTTACAGTGTTGAAGTCAGATGACTTAACCTCTGTTGTGTTCAACAAATCAGATACTTGTTTTGGTGAAACAACGATTGTGCGTGTGATCGATGGATCTACAGATGCAGCATCCAACGTTTCTTTTGCGCTCAATAGTTTTGCCACAGTTAGACCAGCTGAACCATGTGCGATTTTCTGACCTGATGGCAGTGCAGTTGATGTACCACCGTCTTTGCCAGTTTGCGCTGTACCTAGTGCCGCTGCAATGATCTCATCGTCCATTGCTCGACCCATCGCAGCAGCCGCAGCTCTGCCATAGGTTGATGTCGGATCGATAAGCAAACGAACTTTATCTTGCTCATCAATAAGGTCAGCCCACTCATAATCCGACATGGTTACCATGCGTCTTGTGTGTGGTGTTTCAACAAGTGGTGTGTCGGCATGGCGGCTTGTTCTTTTTACCGCTGCTGTCGATCCCACTTGATCAAAGAAAGCTTTCTCGCCATTCACGCTTTCCACATCTACTGCATCACGCAGCAGCGAGCCCATTTGCTGACTAAGCATTTGGATATTCGCGGAAAACTGATTGACAAAAGCTGTATCAATTTGAGTAGACATACGTCTCTCCTTTACAGTTTCAGTTTCAATTTAGGATTGCTGCGCTTGGTTATCTCTTGCGAGGCCACGCTTACTGCTTAAGGCAGTCACTCTGCATGTCGCACATGCTTGGCGTGTGGGTCTTTCGATTATCCACGTATCACGATGCTGCTTGAAAAAGCTCTTGGACTTTCTGCACATAGGCATCATGTTCTGGGTGTCTGGCATCCGTGTATGGAGTGCCAGGACGCATCAGCTCTTTTAGTTCTTGCTTGGCTTGCTCTGGTGTCATTATAAGCTCTGACGTTTCCCCTACCAGGTTGTCTTCGCCCATTTGCTCACCAAGTGCTGCAAACATTTTTATAATCTCTGGATGATCGCCAAGTTGCCGACCATCTGCCATTGTTTCAGTAAAAAACTGGTTGTTTTCAATGCCGCCTAGCAATGTATTAGCAGCTGACTGCGCCAGCTTAATGCGTTGATCGGTAGCTTGCCCCCACTCTTGTTTCAGCGCTGCAACACCTTCATCAAAGGCTGCTTCAGCTCTAGCTTCGTGATCGCGCTCCATTGCGGCATTTTCATTAACAAAATACGCTGCAATTTTATCGAACTGCTTTGGCGATAGACCAGCCTCAAAAACTGCTTGTCTAAAACCGTTTGCTTGTTCTTCGCTTAGTATATTATCAAAATCTGCGACATATGCAGATGTGTCTTGTGGACGCCCTGTTTCGGCATAAAAGTTTGTCCATTGCTCATCCGTCCAGCTTTCTTGTGGCTTGCCTATGTTATCTGCGCCAATCATTGATCGCGCATGTACATATGATTTTGCCAGAGATCCAGCGTCTGTAAAGTTTTTTAAACTTGGATTATGACGTAGATCTTCTGGTAAGCTATCTAAAAAATTAACTGGTGCTGCGCTTTCTGCTACAGCTTGAGTTGCGACTTCTTGAGATCCAGTGTCTTGGGTTGCCTCTACTTCGCTCATTCGGGTTCCTTCCCTTCGGTCAGCATACGGACAATCAGCAGCACGGCTGCACGCTGACCTTCATTAAATGCACTATTGTATGGATTGTCCGAATACGTGGTTGTCTCAAAGCCGAACCGTGCTTTGAGGTCACTAAGTACGATCTCGCCATCCTCAGTATTAAACGTTCTGCGATAGGCAAGTTTTAAGTCTTCTACTTCCATTACTCTAAGTTTTCTACTGGTACGCTACCAGCTGCCTTAATAAATGGCGCTATCTTGTTTGCCGCATCAGCGCTTTGCATCTGTTCTTGCATTGCCTGTTGCTGTTGTGCGGCCTCTGCTTGCTGTTGTCGAATTTCCGCAACTTCATTTTCACCACGTATAACTCTGGCTGGTAGGCCGGCTGTTTCTACAAGGTATTGCACCATCTTATCACCATCGAGGTAATCGGTTACTGGTGCTACCTGGCTGACTTGCAGCAATATCTCAAACCCACGGAGCATGGCTTGTAGATCTGTAAGTTTTTGCGCTTTCGCTAGGGGGCTTACGTATTCAATATCAATGTCCTGACCTTGTAGCTCCTCAGGTGCTGGAGGGAGGAGGCCAGCCCTGAGAAGCAATGCAAAAGAACGTGATATAAGAGGCTGGAGCAATTCAGCTTGCATCCGTCCTAGAACAGGCCCAAGCAACCTCATTTTCTCTTCGTTTCTTTGCAACACTTCTGTCGCTGTCATGTTCTGACCCTGACCCAACAGCAGCTGGTCTACATAGAATGCTTGACGTATTGCGTTACGCCTTTGCTCTTCCATATTCAGCCCAAGTGGATTATTAGCGCCAATTTGCAGCGGCTCTAACCTATCTCGCGTTCCTGATCGATAAAAGTTAAGCGCACCTGGTGATGTGCGTACTGTGCCTAGAAACCCATCGTCTGGAACCATTAGCGGTGGATCAATTTGCTTTTGTGCAGCCTTTATTGTTGTTTCTGACATTTTGTTAAGCATTTTGACGTCAGGCAGTGCAGTCATTGCCGGACTACGCCCATAGGTACTAACGCTATCTTTTACAAAACGTGGTGACATAAACGGCATTTCGTCAAAGCCACCTTCACTTAGCAGCTCTCTGCCATCTGCCATATAATATACAGATGCTACTGGTTTATTCTTTGCAAATGCCCCAGTAGCTTCTGCACGAGGAAACACGGCATGAACGACCTCATGTTCTTTGTACGGATCGTTTTCTACGTCTTTTGCAACTTTCTTCGGCATTTCTGCGTCAGGAAACTGCATTGCGATAGATCGAGCGGTCAGTTTAAACTTTCTATAGATCGTATCAACACGACCCTGGCTATCTTCTGAGATGCATATTTCTGCAATATGCCGACACGCAAACCGCAAGCCTTCTTCTTCCATGCTAACGTAGAAGCTACCAGTGCCAAAAACCACCAGGTCATAATACAATTCATGTATTTCTTGTTGGAAGTTAGAGCGATTAAAATGTTGGTACATCTGATCGGTTGATATTTCCAACCATTCATTTGCTGCGTCATCTCTTTGTAGTGCTGGGTTGCGATACCGCATGGAAAACCAAGGCGTACTTGGGCTGGTTAACATACCGTGCAAGCTTGATGCCAACAGTTCTACTGCATGAATTGCCGTGCCATCAAAAATAAGTTCTGTGCGTTTGTCACCAGCTGTACGTGTTTTTACAATGTCAGCTTTTCTAGGCAGCATGAAATCGGCTAATTGTTGCCAATGCTGTTCCCAGTTACTGCGCTGGTTCTGTAGCGTTTTATAACGCCTATCGAGCTGCTGTACCAGCGGTGTGACTTCAGCCATTACAAAATTCCATAACTTGTCATAATAGTCGGTTTCTTTTTAAGCTTAATGCCATCGATTGCTCCACCTTGCGTGCGTCCAGCCATTTTCTGCATTGAACGTTCCAACGGATCTACCGTCATTTGACCCATTTTTTGTGCTGGCTGTGATGACTTCTTACCCATGATACCAGCTATGTTGCGTGGTTTTTTCTTATCGCCTATCATTATATCAAGCGCCTATAAGTGTTTTGCGTCTGTTAAAAACATCAAATTCATCTTCATCATCGCCAGCCAGCAAACCTTGTGCTGTGGTTAAGATGTTAGACCCAGTGCCAGAAGTCATATAACTTATTGCTTCGTCTTCTGCTTCACCTACTGATGTGGTTAGCGCAGACTCCATGTTTGTTTGCTGACCAGCAGCAGTGTTTACAGATGTAGCCGTGTTATCAAAATAATTTTCAATTGTATCGGTTGAGTTTACTACGCCATCTTCTGTCTCAATATCAACGCCAAAGGTATCATCAGAAATATTTTCAACGTCTGTAAGGGTTTCGTTTGTTACTGTATCTAAAACAGTTTCCTCACCACCTTCTCCATTTCCATCACCATCAGCGCCTTCTTCTTCTTTTTCTATATAAGCTGCACCTATTTCGTCTGCCAAACGCCTGACAGTTGCAACTTCGTTTGCTGTTTTACCAGCGGAAGAACTAATAACAGTGCCATCAGATAATGTGACTGAAGATGCTATGTCTCTTCCGCCAAAAAAACCACCGCCACGGCCGCTCGTTACATTTTCGTCTGAATACGTTAATTCTTCTCCGGCTTCTGCTTTTTCCAAGCCAGACTTAAAATTATCAAAAGTAGCTGCTAATGCATTTCTATTACCACTTTTACTGCTACCAGACTTCTGCGAGGAAATAACTGTCCTTTTGCCATCTGAATCAATTTTTTCAATTATGTTTCTATTAGCTTTATAACGCCCAACAAATTTAGTACCGTCAGCCCTCGTAAAACTATCATATTCCGTAAATTCAGACATCTATTTCTCCTTACGCTGCAAACGGATTATAACCGCTGTCAGCATTCCTTTGAGCTGGACGTAAGTTGTCCGAAATAGCCCTAATACCCACCGCCATGTACCTAGCGGAATCCGCTGCATGTGATGACCAATCGTGAACAGGTGTGTTCCTAAAACTACGCAAACGCTCGTTATAAGCGCGGTGATACTGCCTAAGAGCCTCCAGCCCAGGCTTGCACAACTCTGCATCAAACCAGCAACGAGGGAGTAACATTTTCGTAGCATGTATCCCATCCTCTAACGGCAATTTCGGAACAACCCTAAAGTTAATCCCCAAGTCATAAGCAGCCTCTCGCCTACTCTTTCCAGTACTCAATTCTCTGACCTCAATGTCATGCGGTGCATGATGCATCGAATATAAATACTCCTTCTGCTGCAGCACCTTTGCATAGTGCGGCAACCCCTCTCCCCTGTTTTCATAATAATCAATTACATGCACAGCTCGCCCAACTTGCTGTACAAACCATATGCTAGTGCTATCGCCCACACCCAGATCCCAAAAAGTTTCTACCCTTACAGATGGATCATACGGAACTGAAGTTATGCGCCCCATCTCATGGAGCTCTTGTAACTCTTTTCCATAAACAGCACCTGGTACATTCGCTACC